TCAAACTTCAAGTTGGTAATAAAAATTACCGAACCCTTGAACTCAAAACTGTCTGGAATACCCTCATGGCTCAATACACGGCTCTCGCTCAACCAGGAAATCTTACGCTTCTTGCCGGAGTCCAGAGCACCCTTCAGCAAGTTAAGAGCAACGTCGTCCAGCAAGATGCTGTCACAGTCATCAAACACCAACACACAATTGGCATCTGAGTATTTGTACAGAGTTTTGTACAGGCCGATAGGACTGGCTGAGCCTTTAACAACCTCGGCCTTAAGACGTTTGCCAGCCAGCTTGTCAAACAAAGTAGCCTTGTCAATCTCTTGCTCCACACCAAAGCTCTTGCCAACGCCAGGAGGGCCCGACACGATCATGGCACGGATGTCGCCGCCGACACAGGCCTTGGTCATCTCATGCAGGATGTCAAAACGCTCACGGATACGATCCATGGCTTGCTCATCAGTCTCTACAGTCTTCTCAAACTTCACGGTGTTTTCTTTCACAGCTTCTACCCCATTTACATATTCAAAATCGCGAATGCCGTCAACACGGATACGCACCACATCAAACTCCGGGCCAAAATAGCCATCAGATTGTACAGTAACAAACCCGCCTTTGCTACCTTCGCTGTAACCTTTCACCAGGTTAAAGGTAACATTGCGAACGGGCTTGTTGCGATAAACACCGTTAATTACACGAATTGCACTCATAGTTGGCTCCTTTTTGTGCGTTAAAATTGTATTATAGCAGATTGGGATTTATTGGTCAACCGCTTAGGCCGGGGCAAAGAGCTTGCCCATTTCGCTGAAAACCACACGATAAGCACGGGCTTCGTTGAATGTTAGATCTTCTTGGGAATCTTGCATTTGTTCCAGGGTTTCTAATAGACCTTTAATGGCCCAATCTTTTTGGTATTGCTGGACAACTTGCATGGCTTGTTCAAAGTTCATTAGTGGCTCCTTGTTTCTTACTATGCTTCTATTATAGCAAAATGGGAATATTTGGTCAACCAAAAAATAGTACTAAAAAGTACTACTTTTTAAGAATTTCGTAAAAATGTTGGTTAATTGCGTCCATTTCGTCCTGGCCTACATAGAAATCAGTACGGGGGTCATAGTATGCGCCTTCTTTGTTGTCATAATACAACACTCGGCCCGAGAAGTTGAACGGGCCTTCTAGGCCTGGGCGAGCACCGTATTTGTCACGCATGTTGTCAACTTCAATAACCTTGTAACCCATTGCTGGCTCCTTGTTGCTCACTATACCCATATTATAGCAAATTGGGAAATATTGGTCAAACCAAAAAACCCTAGGGTTTAGTAGGGTTCTAAGGTAGTACTAAAGTATACAGAATTATAGAGCTGTTCTGTGGGCACACCATGCTCACGATAGCCCTCTACAACCATGTCAAAGTAGCCTGCACTGGGCTCGCTGTCAAGGTGCCCAGGTTGCATGTAGTAGGTCATGGCCTGGCACACACGGCCTTGGAACAACACTTTTTTGAACCTGCGATTGTAGTAATAAGGATATCCTTCTAGGATATCCAGGGCATTGAGACACTGGGGTGTGATACTCCACAGCACTCCGTCCACATAGCTGTCAGGACATTTTACAACGTCAGCGGGACCGGCAAAGCGAAACACATGATCCAGCAACACAGCACGACCGTGACTCACAGCGGCCGGACAACGTCGGGCCATTCCTTGTGAGTTGGTGTTCATTCCATAGGCAAAATATAGCATAGATCAATTATAGCAAAAAGCTCATAATTGGTCAAGTACTACAAAAGTGTTAGTTCCACAGTTGTTGAATTTGAGGGTGAGTGACTTCGTGTGGCTTGGGCTTGCCATGGAATACCAGCACACTGGCATCGGGACTGAGTCTTACACCTCCGCCAGGCTGGTTGGCTTTCCTGGCTCTAAAGTTCATGCCCCCATCCAGTGCTTGCCATCTAAAGCTTTGGAAATGCTGATCATCAAAGTATCTGCGTTGGCTGGGTTGGATGACTTGATTGATATAGTCTTGATCGCCGGGCCAGCGTGTGACAACTTTGGAAATGTCTTCTTCACAAAACTTATCCCACACCCAACCAAATTTGGTTGTGTCCCAGTACATCAAACTGCTGTTCATTTTGTCGTAGCCAGGCCTTTGCAAATATTTAAAATCTCTAATGGTCCAAAAGCAGTCAAGATGCGCTTCACGTACCCAATTCAAATTGTTGTAGACCACCACATCAAGATCCAGGTACAACAGCGGCCCAGAAAAATGTGCATTGTCAAACAACTGCATCTTGTACCACCATGATCGTTTGGGACCATTCACACCTGGCCATTCCATGAGTTCATGCTTGATCATGTGGCCGGGCACAGTTCTATGCGCTTCGGTGTACACATGCAAACGTATACCATTGGGCAAGTGCCGCGACAACATGCGGTATAATTTTTCTACATAGTCCCAACTGTATGTTTCGCCGTGTATTACACAGGCACAGTCGGTCACAGGGTCAGTGCTGGTTCTATTCTTTTTAGCCATAATCCTTGTTTTATTTCTGTTAAAGTATGTTCAGTGTGGCAAATTTCCACGAGCCACTGCTGTCGGTCCATGTCGTATGGACTCTCAATATCAGCAAAATCAACCGACACCGGAAACGCTAGACTTGTGCGATCAACTATGGGCCTACATCCAGCAATGGCAGCTTGAATTCCTGGTCCTGAATTGTAATTTACCACAGCATGACAATCAAAGTGCATGTCAAATGAATCATAAGTGTTGGGCAATGGACGAGGTTTTTCTATAGTCACCCCAGGTGGCAAAGCGATGGACGATCTTGGATGCGGTCTAACCACAATGGGCCGATCAGTGTGTGCACGTATTTTGGCCATGGTTTCTAATACCCAGTGTTCCATGTTTGGTATGTCTGCTACCTGTTGGCTGTTTCTATGTTGTAGTGCCAGCAGTATTTCAGGCCTTGGTTCATACAGTGTGGCCAAGCTTATACCAAGGCGAGCAGGACGATCCCAATTAAGATTTTCTTTGTGTCCATAATAACCATCGGCTGTGATGTGGTTTACAGAAATCTTCCAGGTGTCGCCACGATACAGTGCACCTATTTCAATTATGACCACTGGTTTATTTTGCTTGCGATAGTGATCAAACACTGCACGATTACCGCGCATGCGACCGTGCCACAGCACTGACCAAATCACTGCGGCATCGCTGTTCATGCTGTTTTCTTGCGTTTGGATTCCGGCGGCTTGAAACGTGTCCAACACAGTGTGATACACTGGTTTGGAATTCAAGGCGGTGTAAGAAGGAAAATAGGCTATGTTTTTGATCACTAAATATCTCACATGAAATACACAGTATGTACCACTTTCAACGCCGACGGATACGAGAATTATGGCCGGCGCATGATCCAAACTTTTTTGCAAAACTGGCCTGTTGATTTGGTAGTCTATGCAGAAGGGTGCACAGTGACCGAATCGTCACCACACCTGGCCGTGCACAATCTTGAACAAGTCAGTCCTGAACTGGTAGCATTCAAAACTCAGTGGCGTGGTGTACCCGAAGCCAATGGTGATGTCAGTGCTGACCCCATTAGATCTCGACGCCGAGACGCAGGCAAAGGATTCAAATGGGACGCTGTGAGATTTGCTCACAAAGTCTACAGCATTTTCCATTGTGCCAAACACACTGACACTGATTGGTTGATTTGGATGGACGCAGACACAGTGTGCCACAGTCCTATAACTACAGAAGATTTAGAAAGATTGTGCCCTGGTACAACAGATCTTTGCTTTTTAGGGCGGCGTGGTAAGTTTAGTGAATGCGGATTGTATGCCATGAATTTGCGTAGCCCTGCCACACAGTTGTTTCTCCAAAAATTTCAACAGATGTATGACCATGCAGAGCAAGGTATCTTTGACCTAGCCGAATGGCACGATAGTTTTGTTTTTGATGCCGTTCGACAAAAAGTAAAATTAAACGAGTTAGATTGGAGCAGTCACTTGATCACTGGTGAAGGTCATCCGCTAATTAATTCAGACTGGGGTGCCTACCTAGATCATCTCAAAGGCAAACGCAAGACCACAGGGCGCAGTCCTGCTACAGATTTAAAAGTACAACGAACAGAGGCATATTGGCAATGAACTGGATCTATCTCAGCAAACACGGCACTGACGGCTACATGAATGCGTTTGCCCAGGGAGCCAATTCTCGATCCACTGTACTAGAAACATGGAACTACAGTGACAGCACTGATCCGCTTGTGATTCGTGGTATTATGAAACACAAAATTTTCAAACAGTGTTGGCAAGATCAACGAAGGTTTCGTTACATGGATACCGGCTACTTTGGCAACCGATCAAGTATGCGTAACCCACATGGTTGGAAATTGTGGCATCGAATTGTTGACAATGATTTGCAGCACAACAAGATTCGCAAATGTCCTGATGATAGATGGAAACAGCTTGGTCTTGACATTCAACCACGACGATATGGTCAAAACATCTACATTGTGATGCCTGAAGAAAAGCCTTGCATTGTTTATGGTACCACTGTTGCTGAATGGTTGCAACAAACTATAGACACTATCAAAGCAAATACTGATAGGCCTGTTGTGATAAGAGAGCGCAATAAAAATAGGCAAGTTCGAGAGTCAGCGCCCTTTACAAGTTTGCTTGATACTGCTCATGCTGTTGTAGTGTACAACAGTATTGCTGCCACTGAAGCGGTGTTGGGAGGTGTGCCAGCGTTTGTTACAGCACCCAGCAATGCAGCCGATCCTGTGTCTAATCGTGATCTAACCAAAATTGACAACCCTTGGTTTCCCGATCATGACATGATCTACGCCTGGGCTTGCCACTTGGCATATGGTCAATTCCATATCAGCGAACTAGGCAATGGTCAAGCACATAAAATTTTAGAGGAGTACGCTGATGCGTAATGATTATGGGTGGTGGTTCCCAGAAACTGAATCACACTTTCCACGTATGTTGAAAAAAAGTGTAGACAAAGGCGGTCCGTCAGAGTATCAACACATTGTAAGGAATCGCAGTGTGGCTTTTTGTCAACAACGTCGACTGGCTATAGATGTAGGTGCTAATGTTGGCCTGTGGACTCGTAGCTTGGTGCGTGAATTTCAACAGGTAATAGCGTTTGAACCAGTGGCTATGTTTAGAGAGTGCTTGTCGCGAAATGTAACTGCGCCAAACTTGTTAGTGCAAACTGTGGCCTTAGGCGACATCAATACCACAGCTCGCATGAACATTACCGAAGGCAATACTGGTCATACTCACATTGATCCCACCAGCATAGGACAAGGCGATACCATAGTGTGCACATTGGACAGCTTTGAATATCAAAACTTAGATTACATCAAACTAGATTGTGAAGGATTTGAGTACAAAGTATTGTTGGGAGCCGTATATACTATCAAACAAACTCGCCCCATTGTGGTTCTTGAACAGAAGCCACATGATGCATACAGTGATCAATACAGTCAATTTGCTGCCATTGAACTTTTGCAATCGTGGGGCATGGTCCGACTTGACCAAGTCAAAGATGATTGGATTATGGGATGGTCGTAAGTTCGTATTATCAAGAGTCAGTTGCACTGGGCACTCAATTTCAGCAACAGAATAAAAGCTGGGACGGCAAAGATACATTTTCATATCATAGACAAATACGAGATGTGGCACACCATTACAATTGCAAAACTGTGTTTGATTACGGATGCGGCAAAGGACGCCAGTGGGCAGAAACTACAGCATTTTGGCCCGACACTACAGTAATGAAGTTTGTTGACTATCTCAATGTCAACAGTGTGTTCCAGTACGACCCTTGTGTTGCAGAATTTGCTGTTGAGCCACCAGATCAACAATACGATTTGGTTATATGCAATCAAGTGTTGCCATACATACCTGATGCTGATTTAGTCTGGGTAAAACAACGACTAATGAAGCTTACTGGTATTGTGTGTTTTATTGGCATGCACTCCCAGCCTCCCAAGGCCAAAAAACAAATATATAACAAAGAACATTTTTCTGCTGAACGCAGTCAACAATGGTACAAAGAATTTTTCAGTGACTGGCAAGGTTCCCAATTACACTGGTGGTTCCGAGATCAACCTTACAATCCTGATTGGATGAATAATGACATTAATTGACAAAGATTATCAACAGCAACTAGCAACCATGCACAGCAACGGCAAGTTCAACCACGGTGCCAAGGCCTACAAAGTTGTTGAACATTTTATCAAACAGTACCAACCCGTCAGTGTGTTAGATTTTGGTTGCGGACATGGTGCACTGATAGGAGTAATACATAGCCTACATCCCACAATTGCACTGGCCGGATACGATCCCGGCAGTGAACAATATAAAAATTTACCTTCCGGGCAGTTTGATGCTGTGGTCAGTACTGACGCCATTGAACACATTGAGCCTGAACATCTTGACCAAACTTTGCGCACAATTGGACAACTGATGCAACGCTGTGGCTGTTTTAGGATTGCTTGTTATCCAGCCAAAAAACATTTGCCAGATGGCAGAAATGCACACCTTGTGGTCAAAGAACCTGATTGGTGGCGCAGCAAACTTATTGACGTCATGGGAGTCCGCATCATAAGCGAGCAAGTGTCAGTGATGGACAAGTCAAACAAGTGGGCCTGGGTCAAAGGCCACGTGTATGATGTCATTGTAGAAAAGGCATAAACTTCTGCCAAATGCGGCCAGCGCGGGCATCATTGTCGCTCCAGTGAGCGGCGCTGAGATCTTGAATCCACGGAGTGCGTTCAGCATCAATTAATGCTGGGTTTTCAATTTGTGAAATATCTTTGTTGGCCACTGTCCAAGAGACACAACTGCCGTCGTCTACAAAGATTGGTACACCAGCCAGTACCGCAGCCACACTGGCAGAACTGTTGAAAAACACAGCAGAATGTGCTGATTGAAGATTATCAATAAGTCGGCTTTGAGTAGGCTCAAGTACGGTGCATCGCCACTTTCGGCCGCGACTGCCAACGTAAGCAGCAAAATCTGCCATGTTGTATTGACCTGGGTGCGGCCTTATATAAATGTCACGCATAGTTACATTTCTAATTTGCTGTATTTTTTCTTGCAACCAAGTTATGGGATCTAGAGTTTTCATAGCAAAACCACCATCACGTTGCATACATATCAAAATATAACCAGTGCGTTTTAGGCGAGGTGGTTGCATGGTAAGATTTAATGCTGACTGTATTTCATTCCATTTTTCTGGTCCACTGTTACGGTTAGCATATTGCGCTCGATCATAAAACGGCCCACCCAGACTGTATCTTAGATAGGTGCCATAGTTGTCAAGGTACTTAAAACAACTAGCATCAATGCACATGGTTTGAAATCCACGACGTTGCTGTTCAGCAATGACATTTTTGCGTAAGGCAATGTTACGACCACCTGTATTGGTTGTGGCCCAACCCAAGATCACTGCCAGCTTGCTGGGAGTGTATTGATGATTCCATTCAATTATGCCAGTGCGACCCTGTGACACTACCCCGGCGGCAAAAGATTCCAAGCACTCAATCTTTCGTGAATGCTTTTTGGGATTGGCCACACTGGATACGTAGGTAACACAATCAAGAGTCATTGAGAATTCGCCAAGCAGTGCCATCTCGCATTTCTGGCTCAGTAAACTGGCAGTAGGCAATGTGCCTGGTCCAGGCCTCTACTTCGTCTAGAGTAGGTATACGTGGATTTTCTATTTCTTCAAGTCGCTGACTACACAGCATTCCTGCAGCATTGGGCCCTAAAGTAATAGCAGGTTTACCACACAACAGTGCTTCGCCAGCGGCAATGCTTGAGTAAGTGACTAGACACCAGATATCTTGTTGTAGAGCCATTTGCATGGTATCAGTGGTTTGTCGTACTGATCGACCTTGTTTTAAACGTGTTACGATTTCTCGGTCAGTGTGCTGTTTTAAGGTAGCAATGGTTTGATCCATCCACTGCTCAAGATCAATGTCATACAAGTTTAACAATTTTTGGCTAGGCGGGGCCAATAAAATTTTGCCGCCGTCTTGCCTAAATTTGGTAAGTTGGAGATTGCACTTGGCAACTCGGTCTCCTGGTCTGTCAATTATGGGGCCAAAATTTTGCACATCATTTTTGGTAACACGATGAAATGTTTTTTTCTTACCGTTGCCAAAATAGCCAGTGTCAAGGTAGTAAAAATCTCTACCTTGCTGTTTGCACACTGCCATCTCTTTGCGTTTGGTAATACCGCGTAGCACCACTGGAGTCATGTTGTTTTCTTCTTTCGACCAAGAACTAATTCTTCCACCAGCTCCTTGTACAAAACTTTGTAGTATGGGATCGTACATGTGTCCTTTTTCCTTATACTTGAAATCTCCAGGTTCTGTGGCAATGGCTGCAACTGTGTGTTTTTCAAGATCACGCACAGTTTGCATTATAGCTTCAAATGTGACACCATAGTATTCGCCAGCAGCATCAACTCGATACTTCAAGATGTCTCTAAACAATTGATGTATTTCAGGAGGCACCATGTCTAAAACATGTTGAGTCAATGGTGCTAACTGTTCATCAGTTTCTTCGCTCATATGTTTCTCTGTTGGCAGTATTCTGTTAGTATGCGTTCTCGGTGCCAATCTTCACATTGTGGAGTGTCAGCAAACTCGTGAAAGCATGGAGTGCCCAAGGTATAGTGCAAGAGCTTGGCGTCGGGGTTTGGCCCGTATTCATCAGGCAACCAATTCCATTCAGGCGGCAGTTCGCCTATACGAGTATCATCTAGCCAGGTAAATCTATGCAATTCGGCGCCAGTGGCCTTTTGCACAAATTCTGGCATTAGTTTACGATTGGGGAAACTGCCACAGTTCCAAAGTATAACACTTGACCAGTTCTTACGTGGATAGTCCTCATTCTTTGACCCAAGATACTTTTCAGTCATTTTGGTTTTGTAGTTGTGCTTGACTACCATTACATCTGCATAGGCATTTCGCAAACCCCACAATTCAGCAATGTCCCCACGTACTACCATATCACCATCAATAAAGATTGCCCAGCCTGTAAATTGCATTAGGTAAGGCACTAAAAATCTTGTGTAGATAAATTGATTGCTACCATCAGTGTGTGTTTCGCTGTAGTCCTTGAACAAGTTAAGTGCAACCGGAATGATTGCAACAGGTCTGCTTGAATTTCGAATGATAGAATTTACGCAAGTGTGATATGCAATTGCTTCTCTAGGATCGTATCCTACAAATACTGGTATAATGTCTTTCATCGGCGTTCAATATCTTCTTCTACACAGTTTTCCCCAAACTGTATTTCAATCAGTTTGAGTGGCTGATCAGTTTCATTGCACAGCTGATGCCATTCGTTACGATTGATCCAACAAGACTCATGTATAGTCATGTGGTCTTTGACATCTCTATCAGTGCTGGAATCCAGTGTGTATACTGTGGCAGCACCTTCGGCCACAAACCAAAACTCTGCTCGCTTGTCGTGTCGTTGCATGCTCAAACAAGTTTTGGGTGTGACAGTGAGTTCTTTGAGTTTGGTGTGTGTACCAACTTCATGTAGCACACGGTAGTACCCCCAGGAGCGATCTGTCTTGGGCTTTTTCCACTCTTCAAGAATCCAACTTGAACTATTGGTTTTGTTAAAGCCACCAACACCAAATGCAAAACTTAGTCTGCTGTTTTCAATATCCATCTCTGGAATATTCTTGTCGGTTCTATCACCACCGTTGGCAAATATCAAATTGACATCATTATCAGTTGTGTCCAGCATGTGTTGTATCAATGCCTTGGCAGATCCATCAAAGTCATCAAAATCCAACACACGGTCAACGCAGACCAGTTCGGTTAGCACTGCGTATCGTTCAGCATAAGGCATAAAAGGCTTGCCTTTTTTACGAGCAAGCCAAGAGTCGCTGTTGAGTCCTACCACAAGCTTGTCTCCCAGTTTGCGAGCTGCCTGTAAGTAGGCAATGTGTCCAGAATGTAGTGGGTCAAACCCACCAGTCACTATAACAAGTTTTTTCATGCAGGTATTTACACCTGTATGTCCTCCATGCCAGCAGTTCTTAGGCGCACAATATGTCCCATTTGCCACTGTTTGGTATCCAACCCTTTCATAATACCCAGCCAACGATTGCGTAGGTATGCTACTTCGTTGATTATGGTTTCGTAGTCAATAACTTCGTCCTCGCCATCCACATACTTTTCTGCGTCACGACTTGTGAGCGCACGAGCATAGCCTTCTAGGTACTTTTGAAAGTGCTTTCTACGTATCTTGCGCAGTTGGATGTTGAGATAGTTCAACACAGCTTCAATTTCTTGAAGCTGGTTGTATCTAAATTCAGTGATACCAGGCAATGCTGTGATGTTTTTTTCCACCAAGCCGCCAATACGACAATCTTTTTTGGCATCCTCAAGCTCACGCTCGTAGTGAGCAATGAAGTCTGGAATAGCACCAAGACTGGCAACTACTCGACTATACCACATCAGTTTTCCCAGTCGTCTTCGTTGTAGTCCTCTTCTTCAGGATCCTCTTCTTCATCTTCTGAGTAGTCCTTGTCATTGTCAAGATATACAGTAAGTGCTCGTTTGATATCACTATCGCCTTTGAATGCGTCACGGATATCTTCGGCATCACAATCATTGTCCATTAGAATTTGAACCACAGTTTCTGCTGCTTCGTTGCGGTCAACTGTGTTTACAAAACGTTTGAGTTCGCCCCAAATTTCTGCTGCTACATGTTCACTCATTCAGTTTCCTCCTCGATGGTACTTACCTCTTCCTTCCGTTTTCCAAATTCAGCCATCACAACATCCAGACAACCATCTTCATTGCTTTCCCAACCTTTGCGGAAGTACTTGATGATTTCGCCATCCAGTGTGGTGTATGCAAGACGATTGCCGTCCTTCTTGAGGAAGCCTTTTTTCTCAGCCAAGTCTGTGAGACCCGAATAAGGATTCATACCTGTTTCATAAGGAATCTTAACTTGCACACCTTCAAAGGGTTTGGCATAGCGAGTTTTCATGACTTTACAAGCTGAACGAATGCCCATAACATCAGTGACTTTGTTGCCATCTTCGTCCTCTTTGAGTTCACATTGTATGAACCAAACATGTTCACACAGTTACGCACCAAGGCGGTGAGAGCTTTGGGTTTACGTCCTAGATCACCCTTCATTTCGCCTGCATCAAACTGGTTTACGTCAGTGGGTGTTAACAACATGCCCAGTGAGTCAATCACAAACATGACCTTGGGCCGCTCGCCATCAGCTAAAGCCTTGTAGTCACTCATGAACGTGGAGATAGTTTTAGCCACGTCATCAATCATGGCCATTGATAGTTTGAGCAGTTTGCTTTCATTAGTATCAACACCGAGTGCTTTGAGCCAGTCTTCATCAAGAGCGTTTTCACTGTCAATCAACACCACAAAGATACCTTGCTCTTGTGCATTCTTGATAATGTTGCCAGAGCAGATGTAGCTTTTGCCTGCTCCAGATTCGCCAGCAAACACAGTGACCTTGCCCAAGGGAATGCCTCGATTGAAATCTCCTGAGATCAAATAGTTCAAGGCATAGTTGCCGGTACTGATCCAGTCTGTGGGATCGTTAAAGCCAATTGACAATCCGTCAATGCTCTTAGTGATTTCCTTGCGGAACTTGCTTACGTCAAATGGTTTTCCCATGTTTACTCCAGTATAATAAAGTTGTTTGTTACCAATGAATTTTTGTGAAACAGTTGTTTGTATTTTAGCATATTGTTTTCAAGATTGTCAAAATTTGCCAAAGGCATTCGGTTACCTTGACAAGGCATTTGGTAACGTTTGCACCACTGTTGATATTCTATTGGTGCAGATTGATTGATTGTTGGCAAAACGTTAATCTTCAAGGTAGTGTAAAACTCAGAAAAATTGTTTGTATCTGTGTCGTGTACAGGATCGCCATGCAACCATTTTTCAAAACTTAGACTACCCAAATTATGGTACGATATTGACACGTTGTAAACACCATATCGTAAAATTTCAGATCTAAAAGGATTGGCAATCATATAATTTGGTTGTTCGGTTGTAATTTCAAAAGTTGCAGTTAAGTCTTCTATAGCATGAATAACTTTGTTGATTCTGTCAAGTACGCCTGGAATCTGCGTGTCAACTAGTTTACTAATTTGTGGAAACTGTTGATGCACTTTTACCCATTGTCGGTGCAGAGTGTTCAAGTGTGCTTGATTGGTAGGATCAAGATCAAAATCAAAAGCTGAAATTCTTAACTTGGATTGCAATAAGTTGTTTACCAGTCGAACGTTGATTTGCAATTCTGCACAGAGAGACCCTGCCCCTAGATCTGGCATTGTGTAACGATTTAAATTGTTGCGACCAAGTTCAGCAACAAAATAGTTATAGACGTCACAGTCAACCGGATCAAGAGGTATGGTGTCTCCTGTTATAGACCAAATCAATTGAGCCATACAAACCAACAGGGCCCGACGGCCCTGTTATCATTGCTTGTTTTGTCTAGCGCGGATCATGGCCAAGATGTCTTGAGCATTACCGGCTGTGGGTTTGGCTGCTTGCACAGGTGCAGTTGGTGACGCTGCCTCATCCTCGTCCCAGGGTTGGCTAGCTGCTGGTGCTGGTGCTGGTGCTGCCTTTGCTGGTGCTTCGAGCACATCACCATGACCGTCAACAGTGGCTGCGGTGCCTGCAGGTGCTTGTACACCAGCTGGACGGAAGTACTGACCCCAACGCTCAGTGTCGTATGGTTGTCCATCTACACTTGCTTCAAACATCTCTTTGATGACCTTGAGCTCAACGTCTGTGGGCTTCTTGGGCAAGAATGTTGCCAAGTCATACAAGCCATGCTTTTCAATTGCAGCCTGTTCAGCTTCGGTCAATGCAGATTCTTTACGAGCCCACTTAGAACCGTTGTAGTCAGCAAAGCCGCCTTTGCTGCCCTTGCTAATGCGGAAGTCTAAGCCACGCACCAAGTCAGTTGGCAATTCTTCCAACTCAGGATCCATCAAGGCTCCTTTGATAGTTGTAAAGATTTGCGGGCCAATGATGAATCTACGAATTGGATTCTCAGGCGACTTGTCGTCGCTAAGTGGGTTTTCACGCACAAAGCCTTGGAAGAGGTAACTGCGTTTCTTCCAGTACTTGCGACCCATGTCTTCAAGGCTCTTGTCCTTGAACCATGTACGTACTTCTGCCAAGATTGGGCAAGCTTCGCCCCACATCTCAACACAGGGCACCTGTACCATAACCTGTTTTGATTCCATTTCCCCTTTGACGCCGTTGAAAGGCAGTCGGATCATTGCACGTTCGACCCAGAAAAATGTGTTTTTGTTGTTGCCGTCTGGAAGAAAACGGACTGTTGCTGATTGACCTTCTTCCATG